TACAAAACTCCGGAATAAATATTAACAATTATTAACAATTAAATTAAATTAAATTATGGCAAAAGCTAAAAAGATTACAAAGAAAGAATTAACTGAAATCAATGAACAACAAAATTCAATGAGTCAACTACTTATTGCGATTGGCGCTTTAGAAGCACAAAAAAGTTCAGCTATACTACAGTTAAGACAGCTAGAGCAAGCCTTAGAGGCTAGCAAACTTAAAATTGAAGAGACTTATGGTCCGGTCAATATAGATCTTAAAACAGGTGAATATACTGTTATTGAGAAAAAGCCTGAACTGGAGACTGTGTGATAATGAATATTATAAGGAAAATAAGTATCGGGGCTGACTATAAGAACGAAGCAATGCATTACTCTGTTAATCAGAAAGTTTACGGCGGCCACGAAATTTCTCATATAATCTTTGAAGAAACCGATAAGTCTTATAATATATTCATAACAAAAAACAACGAGAGCATGCCATGGAAGAAATTTAATTCTAACATGGCTATCTCCGTTGAGTATGACTTAGAGTACTAATGAGAAGCATATACGATTTTATCGTTGAGCCTCTCGGCGAAAGATATGATAATACAGCGAAGGTTGGTGAAGTGAACCTTATAACAAACACTTCTATAGAGAGTTGGAAACACGTAAACAAGTATGCAAGAGTCTTAGAGACTCCAGTTGGCATTCACACACCTATAAAGAAAGGTGATACTATAGTCGTGCATCAGAACGTGTTTCGTACTTTTTATGATATGAAGGGAAAAAAGAAGAACTCGCGTTCATTCTTAGAAGATAATAAGTTTTTATGTGCGGTAGATCAAATATATTTATACAAAACGCACGGACCTTGGAAAGCATTAGGCGATAGATGTTTTGTAGCTCCAATTGTCAATACAGACGATTTTAGCTTAGATAAAACAGAAGCCCTTGTTGGAATACTCAAAATAGATAATAGCTCCTTAAACGAGCTTAAAATGAGTACAGGCGATACAATAGGATTTACACCAAACAGCGAATGGGAATTTGTTGTTGATAATCAGCTAATGTACTGCATGAGGACAAAAGATATTGTAATTAAATATGAGCACAAACAAAACCAAAAAGAGTATAATAGAAGCTGGGCGAGCGGCTGTTGAAGAACTAATTAAGGTAGCAAAAGAAAAGATCGTAGACTCTGGAGAAGATATTACTGCAGACAGACTTAAGAATGCTGCCGCTACAAAAAAGCTAGCAATCTTTGATGCATTTGAAATTCTATCAAGAATTGATGAAGAAGAGAACTTATTAGAACTAGAAGCTAAAGGGCCAAGCAAAAAGCAATTTAAAGGTTTTGCAGAAGGGAGATCTAAATAATGGCATACGAACAAACATTATATAGAGTAGTCAAAGACTACATCAAACCTGCTACTATAAAGAAAAAGAATCGCTACGCTAAATGGAATTATGGTTACAACGCAGATTATGATGTTGTTGTAATTAGCAAGACAGGTAAGATTGGTGAAATATACGAAATTGGTAATGTAATGATTGCATTACCTAAAGTGGAAAACACTAAAGATTTAGGTGACAACAAGTGGCAAGCTGTTGAATATCCTAAGGAATTAAAAAAAATTAAAAGTGTACAAGAATGGAACACTTACCCCAATACCTTTAGAGAACAATGGCATCCATATATAGATGAAGAGTTTAATAGACGCGAAGAAGGCTTTTGGTTTATCAATAAAGGTAAGCCTACTTATATTACTGGTACTCACTACATGTACTTGCAGTGGTCCAAAATTGATGTTGGATTACCAGACTTTAGAGAATCAAATAGATTATTCTATATATTCTGGGAGGCCTGTAAAGCGGATACAAGATCGTACGGTATTTGTTACCTTAAAAATCGACGCTCTGGATTTTCATTCATGTCGTCGGGAGAAACAGTTAATTCGGCTACGATATCTTCAGACTCTAGATTCGGTATACTGTCCAAATCAGGGGCTGACGCTAAAAAAATGTTTACGGATAAAGTTGTACCAATCTCGGTAAACTATCCGTTTTTCTTTAAGCCAATACAAGACGGTATGGACCGTCCAAAAACAGAGCTAGCATATCGAGTACCTGCTTCTAAATTTACTAGAAGAAAATTAGAAGATAATCAGATAGCTCAAGAGCTAGATGGATTAGACACAACTATTGACTGGAAAAACACAGGTGATAATAGTTATGATGGTGAAAAATTAAAACTATTAGTGCATGACGAAAGCGGTAAATGGGAAAAACCTTCAAACATACTTAACAACTGGAGAGTAACTAAGACTTGTTTAAGATTAGGTAGTAGAATTGTAGGTAAGTGTATGATGGGATCAACATCAAATGCTTTAGATAAAGGAGGAGCAAACTTTAAGAAAATATACGATGGATCAGATGCGTCGTCAAGAAATAAGAATGGGCAAACTAAAACAGGTTTATACAAATTGTTTATTCCTATGGAATGGAATTATGAGGGTTTTATTGATCAGTACGGCCATCCTGTGTTTGATGTTCCAAAAAAAGAAACATTAGATCCCCAAGGTAATTTAATTACAGAAGGCGTAATACAACACTGGGAAAATGAAGTTGAAGGATTAAAAGACGATGCTGACGCCTTGAACGAATATTATAGACAATTTCCCCGTACAGAACAACACGCTTTTAGAGACGAGGCTAAACAATCTATATTTAACCTAACAAAAATATATCAGCAAATTGATTTTAACGAGGAGTTAAACAATAAGCAGATGGTGACTACCGGAAGTTTTCAATGGGAAGGGGGGATTAAAGACACAAGAGTTATATTCTATCCAAATAAAAACGGCAGATTTAAAATATCGTGGATACCAGAACAATCGCTTCAAAACAACATAATATTAAAACGAGGTAACAAATATCCAGGAAATGAACACATGGGAGCTTTTGGATGTGATAGTTACGATATTAGCGGTACTGTTGGCGGCGGTGGAAGTAACGGGGCATTATCTGGATTGACTAAGTTTTCAATGAGTGATGCACCCCCTAACTATTTCTTTCTTGAATACATTGCAAGACCTTCAACGGCAGAAATGTTTTTTGAAGATGTGTTAATGGCTATTGTGTTTTATGGTATGCCAATATTATGTGAAAATAACAAACCCAGATTACTTTATTATTTAAAGCGTCGTGGTTATAGAGGCTATTCTATGAATAGACCTGACAAAAGTATAAATAAGTTATCTGTATCTGAAAGAGAAGTTGGGGGCATACCTAATTCAAGTGAAGACGTGAAGCAAGCGCATGCCGCTGCTATTGAAACTTATATAGAAGATTTTGTAGGCGAGAAAGAAGACGGATATGGAAATATGTATTTTCAGCGTACATTAGAAGACTGGGCTAAGTTTGATATAAATAATAGAACAAAGTTTGATGCATCCATTAGCACGGGTTTAGCACTTATGGCTTGCAATAAACATAGGTACAGACCAACAAACGAAATAAAAAAGAAGTCGTACGATTTAGGATTTAAAAAATACAATAACAAAGGGAATTTTTCCAAAATAATTAAGTAGATGAAAATAAGCACAAGCTATAATAGTTCGTTTCCAGATCAGGTGGTACCAGATGAAGAAAAAGCAACTGTTGAATATGGTTTAAAAGTTTCTAGGGCTATTGAGCAAGAATGGTTTTCATTCGGAGGTAGCACTTCAAATAGATTTAATTTAAACTACAAGACTTTTAACATGCTAAGGCTATACGCCCGAGGTGAGCAACCTATGGATAAGTATAAGAATGAATTAGCGGTTAACGGAGATTTGTCTTATATGAACATAGACTGGGCACCTGTTCCGGTGTTAACTAAATTTTCTAATATTGTTTGTAATGGTATATCTCAGAAAGAGTTTGATCTTAACGCTTATGCTCAGGATCCAGAATCTATAGCTAAAAGAACAAGACAACAGGAAGCTATATTGTATGATATGACAATGCAACAAGATATCGCTGTAGCTGCTCAAGTGTTTGGAAAAGATATATCTAAGTCAGGTATGGACGATCAGCAATTGCCTGATACTCCCGAAGAGCTAGAGTTATTCATGCAGTTAAAACCTAAAATGGCTATTGAAATAGCTGAAGAGGAGGCTATAAATACTGTTTTGGATCAAAACAAATTTGAAAATATAAAAGAAAGAGTTGATCAAGATCTTGTTAATATAGGTATTGGTATAACTAAAACATCATTTAATAAGTCAGAAGGTTTAGTAGTTGACTATGTAGACCCTGCAAAATGCGTTTGGTCATATACAGAAGATCCCTATTTTAGCGATTTATATTATTTCGGTGAAGTAAAACAAATAACACTATCAGAACTTAAAAAAGAGTTTCCTAATATAAGCGATAGCGATTTAGAAAAAATACAATCGAGCCCAATTAACGGATCTAACGTTACAGGGTTTATGAATAATAATAGAGATACGGTTCAAGTATTATATTTTGAATATAAAACTTTTATGAATCAAGTATTTAAAATCAAAAGAACAGATACAGGTTTAGAAAAAGCTATTGAAAAAACGGATGAATTTAATCCTCCGCCAAACGATAACTTCGAAAGAGTATCAAGAACGATAGAGGTATTATACCAGGGAGCTAAAATAATGAACACCGATATAATGCTTAGATGGGAGTTAGCTGAAAACATGACTCGCCCTATGGCAGATACAACCAAAGTTGTAATGAGTTATGCAGCAGCAGCACCTAGAATGTATAAAGGTAAAATACAATCACTTATAAGTAAGTG